GCGAGCCACACACAGCAGGCGTGCGGCGAGGCGCTGATGGAGTGCGACCGCGCCATCGCGGAACTGTGGCGGCTGTACGAAGCCAGCAAGCAGAAACGAGTTGTCAAGCGGGCAAAGGTTCGCACGACACTCGTCGATATAAACACGTTCGGAAATCCTGTCGTCGGCAAGCCTCTCGACGCCCCCGTTCCGCTCGAATCGGAAACGTCGAGTGTCACGGAGGAACCCGTCGGCGACGTGCGAATCCTCGCCGAAATCCGCAAATGGGAGGAACGCCGCGACAAACTGCTCGGCCTCGACAAGGTACAGGTCGACATCACATCGGGCGGAAAGGAATTCAAGGGGTTTTCGTCGGTGCTGCCCGTCGTGCCGGGCATCGACGAAATCGTCCGCCGTATCGACGAGGAGCGCGAACGGAAACTATCGGAAGAAGACGAATAACACATGTTTACCGACGGACTACAACAGCGCGAAGAACAGCAGCGCGTCAACTACAAACAGTTGCTTGCCTACCGCCACTTGGCCGACCCGCGAATCCGATACGTCGTCTATGGCGGCGCAGCAGGCGGCGGCAAATCGTGGTTGGGGTGCGACTGGCTTATGCGTTGCTGCTGGGCGTTCCCGAAAACGCGCTGGTTCGTCGGCCGAAACAACATCAAGGATAGCCGCGAATCCGTGCTGGTCACGTTCGGCAAGGTCGCCGATTCCTACGGATTCACAGACTACCGGATAACGGACGACGGCATCAAGTTTACGAACGGGTCGGAAATCGTACTGCTCGACTTGACATTCTATCCGCAGAAAGACCCGATGTTCGAGCGGCTGGGGTCGAAAGAGTTTACAGGTGGTTGGATAGAGGAGGCCGGAGAGGTTCATTATATGGCCTACGAGGTGCTGAAATCCCGAATCGGGCGGCATCTCAACGAGGAATACGGACTGGAAGCGAAGATGCTCATAACCTGCAATCCGAAAAAGAATTGGCTGTATAAGCATTTCTACAAACCGCATATCGACGGAACGTTACCGAAAGACTGCGCATTCGTTCAGGCGTTGGTCTACGACAACCCGTTTATCACGCCCGATTACATTCGAACGCTCGAATCAATCGGCGTCAAGTCGATTCGGCTACGTCTACTGCTCGGCAAATGGGAATACGAGAGCAACGCAAACCAACTCGCCGACTACGACGCCATCCTCGACTGCTTCACGAACGAGCGGCAGACGGGCGACGGCGTGCGGCGTATCAGTGCCGACCTTGCCATGAAAGGCCGTGACCGCTTCGTCGCGTTCAACTGGACGGGAATGGCCGCTAAACTCGCTATCGACAAACCATACAGCACGGGCAAGGAGATCGAAACCGACCTGCGCGACGAATCGAGGCGGCACGGCGTCCGGCGCTCCAACATCATCGCCGATTCTGACGGACTGGGGCAGTACCTCGATTCGTATTTGGAGGGCATCAAGACGTTCCACGGAGGAGCGCCCGCGCCAGATAACACGTATTTCAACCTCAAATCGCAATGCGCGTTCAAACTGGCGGAGGTTATCAATGCGGGGCTGCTCTGCATCGACTGCCCGGAAGAACTGCAATCGACCATTGCCGAAGAGCTGGAAGCCTGCCTTGTCGCCCGCGACGTCGACGCCGACACGAGCAAGAAACGGATCATCGACAAACGAGAGATGAAAGCCGTACTCGGTCGGTCGCCCGACTATTTCGACCCGCTGATGATGCGCATGTACTACGAAATCGTCCCGCAGCCGAAAGGTATGCGCGCCCGCGTCGGGCGGCTTTCGTGAAAAGCTGTTTTCGGGCTGTTTCTGCTGGTAAAATTTGAAAGACGAATAAACTACCGCCCCGGCGGCAAAAGTGGATTAAACAGGAAAACTGATGAAAATAACAATCAAGAAACGGACGACCCGGCAGGTGCTCGCTATCGAACGAGTGCTGACGCCCGAATCGCGTACAGCATTGCAAACCCTGCCGAAGCCAAACAAAGTATGCGGCGTGCGCACGCCTCTAAACCTCAACGATCTAACTATCGGCGACCTGTTCAGCTTGCAGGCAGACGGGGTGCACGCTCTTATAGAGCAAATCGCGTCCGTCATTCTGAAAGTACATCCCCGGCGCTGCTACAACGAACGGGCAGACAAAATGCTCGGTTTCGTCTTTTGGGTCGGGCGAGAATTGGAGCGCATCGCAGCGTTGTTCGCAAGCACAAGCAACCAGCCGACGCCCGAAGAGATCAAAGCCGGAATAAACGACCTTGATTTCGGGCCGTTCGGCATCATCGACTGGTACGCCCACCGACAGGGCTACCAAGACCAAGACGACGCCGCAAAGGTGGCATGGGTGCGCGTCTGCGAGTGTATGCGAATCGACAACGAGCGGATCGCCTTTGAACGGCGACTGCGCGAAATAATGGCCAACAAAAACAAATAGACCTATGGAAAAACCGACAGTCGAAAACAAAGTCAAGGAGATCGCCGAGGCGATGGGCCTTACCTATCTGTGCGAATCGTGGTTCCGCGCCAATCAAGCGTTCGACCGATTCCGGCGTCAAGGAGATCGCCGCGAGGTTACGCACCCCGACGGCCTCACGCTGCCCGCCTGCCTCTACGTGCAACCCGTGGCGGGTTTTCTGAATTTCACGTCGCAGGGCTTCGTGCGCGACGCTCCGTCCTGCCTTATCTCCTTTGCCGACGCTATGCCGCTCGACTACAAAGGAGCCGAGGCGCAGGAGATCGCCGAGCGGCTGAAAGGTCTTGCCGTGCGATTCATCGTCGCCGTAAACGAAAGCGGCTTTTTCGTTCCGGTCGCCGGGCAAATCAATTACCGCGTCGCGTTCGACAAGATGGACGCAAACCTATGTATCGTAACGCTGTCGCTGACACTCCAAGAACAGGCGGGCGTCTGCTTCGATTACGGCTTGTAGCTATGGACGTACAAAGAATAGAACTCGAAGCCGACCGAATCGTCGCCGAAGAACTCGACCGGGCACGGCAGAAAATTATCGAGCACCACGTCGCCGCGGGACAACGGACGACGGGCACAACCGCCGACAGCATCACAATAGCCGTAACGACCAATGGCGGCGTAACCACGGGAACGATGGACGCCCGCCCATATTTTGCAGCACTCGAAACCGGCACGCAACCGTGGCTGTCACAGCATTTTCGCCGACGCCGCGACGGGTCGGTCTATCCGTCCGCCCCGAAATGGTTTATCGACATCATCGCGGACTGGGCCGCAGCAAAGGGTGTAGATATTTCAGCGTGGGGAGCAGCGACCAAAATAATGACGGAGGGGTCGGCCCTATTCCGTAACGGCGGCCGCGAAGACATCTTCACGCCCGAAATAGCGGCCCTATCCGACCGCATCGCCGATAGGCTGGCGGGGCTTTTCGATGCACAGATCGTCGAATCAATTTTAAGACAATAGACCATGAGCAGAACATTTACACACAGCAGCACGGGAACAGTAGTCGAATATCCCAATGCAACGCATTTCGCATTCGTCCCGGCGATTTTCAAAATCACGAAAATTCCCACAACGTATGACAAATTAGAAATGGTCTTAACCGACCGCCAAGCGCAGCAATCGTACAGCGAAGAGCGCGAGCCGTTCAATGGGGCCGCATATTTCGATGTACGGCGGTATCTGCAACTGTTGTTCAATAACGTTGCGCAGGGAGTGATTGATTACAGCAAGGCGTTCGTCGATTCCCCGCTGAAAAAGAATATCTACGCTACGATATACTGGTATCGCAACGGCAGTCAATTCTATCTCGGCACGTTTGGGATAGACGCTATTTGGGGCACAATATCCGCCCGCGAATCATCCGGCGGCATCATGCGTCGCAAATGGTTCGTCCGCTATCCGTTTACGGTTGATGTCTTCGCCAAGAACGGAACATCGTTCGACGTGCTGATCGACGGTAAACAGTCCGACATCATGTTTTACAACCACAACGAGGACGCGGAAGGTGCGACCCCATACCACCGCTACCTGCTGAATCCGGCAAGAGTGATCGACCCCTCGACCGTCGCCCGTTCGGTGCATATCGCCGTACCGCATAGCCTCGTGCTGAAAAACGACGAGGAGGCTGTCGGCATGGTTGGCTATACACTCGACATAGACCGGAGCGCAAACGGTGTCTATCTGCGCTGGATAGACCAACAGGGGCGCTATTGTTACTACCTGTTCAAGGAGATCGGCAGCGCGTCGACCGTTTCGACATCCTCGACATGGGAGCGTGACGATATGAATGTCCCGACCGCTTACATAGACGGCGTGAATATCGAAACGTCAGTCCGGCAAAGCCTATCCCGGAAAAAGACCCGTTCGCTGGGAGCAAAGTTGGTCGATTCCGAAACGTATGATTTCCTGCTCACACTCGCGCAGTCGGTCGTCGTGGATGTTTTCGACGGATACGACGCCAACGACGCGCCGCTGTGGCACCGCGTCAATATCGTTGCTGGCAGCTACGAGAAGACGACGAAGCATTACCAAGATTTTATTTTCTCAATCGAGGAGCCTGCGCTGAGCGCACAAATGCTGTAACCATGACGGAGGAATTATATATCAACGGCGAGGCCGTCGACCTTAAACCGGATGCGGCGACGACCCTCAACTACAAGTCTAACCTGCTCGGCGACATATCGAAAATTACGTCGTCGAATTCGCAGACGATTCAATGCCCGAAGACAACACGCAACCGAAAGATATTCGACAATCCGGGGGCGCCCGCCTATGTATCCGATAAGCGATACAACCGATATTCGGCCCGCCTTGTTCGGAATGGAATCGAGGTCGTCCGCGTCGGATATGCCGTGCTGCTATCTTCGTCTGAAACCTACGAAATCGCGCTTTATTGGGGCGTGATGGCAAACTTTCAAACGTGGGTCGACAAAGCGGCCAAGTTGAACGAGTTGACCGGAACCGAAGCGCTGACGTGGAATGCAAATACCACAGCGACGACCCTGTCGCAAATGAAATCCACCGGATACGGATTTGCGAAATACGACTGCGGCGTGTCGAATGCCAGTCTTGCCAATTTCCACCCCAGCGCTACCACGTGGTGGATTCTCGACAAGATAACCAAGCAGGCCGGATTCACGTTCGAAATGCCGAGCAAGTACGCCAGCGCATTGCGAGCGATAGCGATTCCATGCTTGAGTCGAAACGCATCAGACGCAAGCAATGAGGCGGAGGCCACGGTATCTATATATCCATTCATAACGTACAGCAACGGCTTTTGGGGATATTCTATCGCGGGCAATAACGGGACAGATAGACACGGTGTTTTCGACCCGGATGATAATACCAAAATCCGTAAGGTCGACAACGCAACAAAGGTGATTATATCCATTGTAAACCGATCGGGGGCACAGTTGGGAATGGTTCTATATTCCAATAGCTCCAACGGATTCCCCAGCCGCGTATATATCCGAGCGACACGATACAGCGACCGCGACGAAACAACGACGCAAATAGCCGTCAGTATCGGGTCATCGTCGGTATCGTCGTCAACAGGAACGTATGCGTATCAAAAAACGTATTATTTCGCCGACATTGAAGAGGAAATCACGTGGGGAGAATATGACTACCTGCGCCTGTTTCCACATAACGGGACATCGGTAATTTCCGGTTCGAGATTGGGAAATACCAAACTTACGATTACGGAAGACTTCGAAAATATCATCTATCCGAGTTTATTTCCGATACCTCAAAACCTGCCCGAAATCTCGCAAATCGACTTCATCAAGGCGATCTGCGGAATGTTCGGCATCTTTGCCGTACCCGACCCCACAAACGTCAATAATCTGAAATTCGTATCGCTCGACACCTTACAGGAGAACAAAGCGCAGGCGTGCGATTGGTCGGATAAATTCGTCCGAAGCAATGACGACGAGCCGAAGACCACGGAATACAAAATCAACGACTACTGCCGCAACAACTATTTCAAGTACAAAGAAGACGATACGGTTTTCACGAATGCCGACGGCAATCTGAAAATCGACAGCGAGATTTTAGACGCCGAAAAGACCGTTATAACATTGCCTTTCGCTCCATCGGACGGCTCGACGATACGGCACTACGAACTGAACGATGACGGAACAGCCGTCGACACCGTACAAGTCAAAGACCGGATTATGCGCCTTATCAGCGACGGTTCCGGGCTGGCTATGCTTGCATTCGACGACCTCGATTTCACGACCTTGCTATCGAAATACTATTCCACCCTATCACGTCTGCTCAACAGCGCAATAACCATTACGGAGCAGATCATGTTGGACGAATACGATTTGAAATCGCTGGACTATTCAATCCCGTTCTACCTGCGCCAATATGGGAAATTCTACGGCATCGTCAGCATCCAGTCGACAGCGAATAAAGCCTGCGAGGTCAAGGCCGTGCAGTTGCCGGAAACGGTTGTCCAAGAACCGGAACGCCCATCGCAGGCGGTATCTATCGGCTGGCAATGGGAAGACGTCGCTATTTACATAACAGCCAGCGCTGCGCCTGCGTCAGACCTCGATGTCGTGATAACCCCCTACACGTACGACGGTGTTGCCCTCGTACAGCAAACGATCATCTTTCCTGCCGGGCAAATGAAAGTGATCGGCCCGACGATTACGCGAATAGTCGGCGGAATCGAAATAAACTCCATCACCCCGGAATATGACGACACGTATAGCTACATCATCGCAGAACAAACCACGAAAAACGCATAACAAATGGCAGAAAACACAACAACCCGCGTCGTCGAGGGGCAAGTCGACAACGCGGAAGCTATCAAGTTGATAGCCGACTACAACGCCAAGATCGAGGAATCGACGGCAAAGGAAAAGGCCCTGCGCGAGGCGATCAAGAAAAAGGGAGAAGCCACCGCCGCCGACCGCGAGGAACTGGCGAAGCTACGCGCCGAACAGACCGCCTACAAGCGCGAGTTGCGCGAGGTTGAAAAGGAGGTGCAGAACAACATCAAGGCGGCCCGCGAGGAAGAGGGGTCGAACCGAAAACTGCGCGCCGAACTGTCGAACCTCACAAAACAGTACGATTCAATGAGTGCAGCCATGCAGAAAAGCGCAGAGGGCGAGGCACTCAAAAAACAGATCAACGAAATAACCGATGCGCTGCTCGAATCGGAAGAGGGTACGCAAAGGTTTTACCGGAACGTGGGTAACTATCCCGACATCAAGCCGCTCGAAACGCAATTAGGTGTAATTCGTCAGCAACTCGCGCAGATGAAATACGAGGGCAAAGAAACGACGCAAGAGTATCAAGACCTGCTGGGCGTCGCCGCAAATATGAAAGACGCCCTTGCTGACGTCGAGGCTGGCATCAATGCCGGGGCATCCGACACGGCGCAACTCGACGTGCTCATCAAGGGGACGCAAAATCTTTTGCAGCTATGGGCACAATGGTCGATACTTTCAAAGCAGTTAGGGGTCGAAAATAAAGACCTCGACAAAGCTATCGGCATTATAACGCAGACGCTCGGCGCACTCGTGGCCATCCAATCCGTGCAGAACATGTTGCAGAAACAGTCTATCGTCATGCAAAAAGCACAAGCGGTTGCAACATGGGCACAGACGAAAGCGGAAACCGCCCGGACGTCGGCGATGGCCGCCGGGACGGTTGCCACAAACGCCGGAACCGCCGCAGTATGGAAATTCACGGCGGCGCTTTTTGCAAACCCAATCGGGGTTATCGTCGCGGCAATTATCGCGGCAATCGCGGCCGTTTATGCCCTCGTCAAGGCGTTTAGTTGGTTCAATTCGTCGACCGAAAAAGCGAAAGAGAATCTGAAAAAACAAGGCGAAGAACTCGACAAGCTCAATAAGAAATACGACGAGCACATCGAGAAGATGAAAGCCCTCTGTCCCGTCCTGAAAAAGGTTTACAGTGATTGATAATTAAAGATAAACATTTTGGTTCAAAAAATATTGTCCTGATA